GTCGGTGTAGACACTTGCCATAATGACGATTTCTGTTTCGTTGACTAGCTTTATCTCGGTGTGTATTCTGCCGTTTGGGTGCTTCTCCCAAAACTTAGCTATTCGATCCGCTACTGGCTCGTAGTTTTGCATGAATCCCATTTTTACCCTCCTGTGATTTTCAGATAAGGCGCGCCGCCTGACCTGCTTTGTAACATTACAACGTTCTCGCCGTCTACATAGCCGTACTTAGCGCCCTTCATGCTGCTTTGAATGACCGACTTTCTAAGTGTTGCCTGCTGCTTCCAGAACTTTTCCTGCTCTAGTGCAGCTTGTAGAAGTCTGTATTCCTCCGGGTCTATGTCTGTCTCTGTTTCTTCTATGTCCGGGTGCAGAATCCTAATTGCGCTGTAAGTAGAATCGCTGCCTTCTATGTCTGGCTGCTCTCCTGTCCTGACAAGCTCTAGGAAGCTCTCTGCCGCCTTCATAAGTGCCTCAGCCTCTATCGGGTCGTACTCAACAGTAAACTCCCTGTATTCGCCTCCTGCGACCGCGCAAAGTACACCGGGGCTATGCAAGCCTGTTACGATCATGTACCAAAGAACTTGAAGCCTGTAATGCTCCGGCAAGATAGGCATAGCGTTTCTAGAGAATTTAATTTCAAGAATGTAAAGCCTGCCATCTTCATCTTCAATAACACCATCTGGGTTAGCGTGGAATGACGGGTTCTTCTGTGATTCGTAAGTGTAATCTCCGGTATGAACTATGAGATGTGGGTGCATGTCACCAAATAGCCGGACTATTGCAGGCTCGAAGTAGTTGCCTAGCTTCATAGCCATTGTGCCTTCTGTGGGCAATAGCAAGCCTGACTTCTGCGCCCATAAGTACACCGCGCTAGTCCAGGGGGATTTATTCATTATCGGGGCTATGTCGCTGCCGCCGATTGCGTGAGATCTCTGAGCATGCCACTCAGGAGATCCTGCCGGGTGTGTGCCGATTAGAGTGCCGCCTAGTTTGGCGATTGTCTTATTCACTGTGATCATGTTTTGGAGCATAGCAAAGCAGCGCGACATAATTGCAGTTATTGTTTAGGCATGAACTCAGAACAAGCTCTCACTGCACTAGCAGAAGGCATAAAAAAGACCGGGGCAACTGCCTGCCAGACTTCTGACCCTGATGCTTGGTTCCCAGAAGGTGGCGTTATGAATACGAACCTTAGGTCTGCGATTAGTCTTTGTAAGATCTGCCCGGTTAGGTCTCTTTGTCTAGAGTTTGCTCTAGTGAATGATGAGAAGCATGGTATCTGGGGTGGCGTGAACACTAGGCAACGCGCTAGATTGCGAAACGCTCGAGGCTAGTGTAAAAAGTAGTCCGAGAAGGGTGTAAAAAGTTAGACACCTGGAATGTGTGGTGGCTCTATTCCCTCGGTTACGTCTTCGTATTCTTCAGGGTTGTTTACCTCGGTGTTCTTTACTGCCATCACTGAAGCAAAGAAAGCTAACGCTGCTGCGACGCTGCTAAGTATCTGCTGCGATTGTTCGCCTGTAACTATCCCTGCAATTACTAGAAGCGGTACTAATCCGGCTACTGCTGCGTAGATTGCTTTTCTAATCTGTGGGTTAAATCTCATTTTGCGTACCTTTCCAATAGGGCTAGTGGGTTGAATGTCTGACCGTAGAAGATGTGCTTAGGCGTGTCTCCGTAAGTAAGGTGAAGATGGCTGCCGCGCGATGCGCTCCCAGTATTTCCAACTGCTGCGAACCACTTATTACCTTCCCAGATTTTAGTACCGACCTTATGCTTGCTCTTTACCTTCAAGTGAGCGAAGCCTAGATACATAGGCATGTCTTTACCCTCATGCCAGAAGCGTAGGACTAAGCAATTACCCAGAACATCGCTCCAAGTGTTTACTACTATTGTGCCTGTTTCCGGTGCTGTGATCCAAGCTCCAGTTGCAGCGCCAAAGTCTAGTCCCCTATGTGGGGTACTCCTGTTCTCTGTAGCGCCATAGAGTGCTGTGATGCTTGCCTTAGGAAGTGGGTATCTCAAATTAGCACCTGCGAAACAATAGTGACAGCGAAAGCAGTAAGCGCAGCAGAAGCGAAAGCAGTAATCCAGGCTGTTTGCCAGCGAGCCTTTTCTAGCTCTCTGATTCTATCCTCATGATCTTGCAGCATCTTGAACCCGGCTTTTACGTCTGCCATGTCACCCACTAGCTTTAGTAGTAACTGCTGCTGAGTGTTGCTTCTAGGTATCTGCTCAGACATTACTCAGGTGCGATTTCTGGTTCTGGCTCTGGGCGTATAGCTGGGTGAGTGTCGGGTGAGTTACCTGCGACAAATTCGCTATCTGGGTCTAGTCGGCTAGATATAAAGACCTGAGCCCAATTGTTTGCCTGAGCTTCGTCTGACCAAGGGGTCACATCTGGCCAGTCGGGTTGAAACATGAAGGGTGCGTCATTCTCGTTTGGGTTTTCGTTATCCCAAATTCTAATGGCGTTATCTGTGTCAATTTCAAAGCGAAAGCGTGTCATTGTTTTTTCCTCCTAGGCGGGTAAGTTGATGAATGGGGCTTTAGGGTCAAGAAACAATTTAGCTAATCCATTTGGGCTAGGTGAAGTGCTTATTTTACCAGTATCACCTACTGCAATAAATAGACTGTTACCATGCGTAACGTCTTCAATAAAAGTAGACCCAAACTGTGAGGTCCGAGTTGTCCAAGTAGTTCCATCGGGTGAGGTGGTCAAAGTTCCTGAGTTACCGACAGCGACATAAAGCCCCTCTCCATAAGTGACGCTATGAATATGAGTAGCCCCGAAACCCGAAGTTCTAACAGTCCAAGTAATTCCGTCTGGCGAGGTGGTCAACGTTCCTGATTGACCGACAGCAACATACAGCCCATCGCCGTAAGTCACGGCATTGATCAGAGTAGTCCCAAACCCTGATGTCCGAGTTGTCCAAGTCGTTCCATCAGTTGAAGTGGTGAGCTTTCCAGAACTACCGACGGCAACATAAAGCCCATCGCCGAATGTCACACCATTTATCTGAGTAGACCCAAACCCTGATGTCCGAGTTGTCCAAGTAGTTCCATCGGGTGAGGTGGTCAAAGTTCCTGATTGACCGACAGCAACATACAGCCCATCGCCGTAAGTCACGCCCCAGATAACGTTATCCCCGAAACCCGAAGTTCTAACAGTCCAAGTGATGCCGTCTGGTGAAGTACTTAAATCCCCATAGTAACCACCCGCAACGAACAGCCCATCTCCATAAGCAATATCATAGGAATAAATGGGAGTGCTTGAGGCTCTAGACGTCCAAGTTATGCCGTCTGGCGAGGTGGTTAGTGCGTAATCCCTACCGACTACAACATAAAGACCAGCCCCGTAAGCTACTGCGTTTAGGTTCGTCGTTCCTACATCTGATGTTCTACTAGTCATACTAAAAGGAATAGCTTCAGTTACCAACGTGTCAATTCCTGATGGAAATTCCTTGAGACCAAAAACACCATCAATTTCAGTGCCTTGAACGGTTACTATCCCAATAGACTTAACATCATAAAAACCTGCCGCTAGGTCTACTGTGTAAGTCCCCGGCGCTGTGATGTTGTAGTAATTGCCACCGCCGCCGCTTGCATCTGCCCAGGCTACTGCCCCGGCAACAACACTCAAAACCTGGTCATCTGTGCCTACGCCTAAGCGAGTGACTGAACTAGCGCCGTCTGCGACTATTAGATCTTGTGCTGTTGTCACTGTGCTCTTAGGTATTGCGTCTGTATTGTCGTTTATGTTTACAAAAGCCGAACCGTTCCAGCTCTCATAGGCGTTAGTGTCCTCGAGGTAAGTGAGCATACCCTCTACCGGGCTAGGAATTGCAGTTCCTCTAGCTGCTGCATCTGCGAACACAATAACGCTCTGATTCATTAGAAAATTATTGAGATCGCTCGCCGGAAGTGGGAATCCGTTAGCGAATGTCTTGTATGCCATTTATGCCTCTTTCCATAGCTCTAGTCTAGTGAACCAATTGTTTACGTCTATTGTGTGAATCACCTTAGCAACCGAATAGTAGCTGTCTATGTTTAGCTCCGAGGTAACGTATTTTACGCCTAGGACTTCTCCGGGCATAATTTCCGCCGCGTGTGTCAAGTTGTTGTTCCTGTCTATTGCCGGAGTTGTAACACTTTTTACTAATCGAGTGGGGTACTGAGTGAAGACCCTATCTGCCCATACATTTAGTTGGTCTATGTCTGTCGTGTCTATCTGTACGTCTATCGCTGCTACGCCGTATAGGTCTATTGAATCCTGATCCTGCCTAATTACATAGGTTGCATCATCCGTCTTCAGCGCAACTCTGAGCGAGTTATAAACATCATCATACTCACCCTGGACTATGAGGTCACTCATGCATAGGTGAAGATCTTCTTCGTGTGAGTTGCCGATAGTGTAAGTGCCATCTGGAATAGCGGCTATGACCGGGCGAGGAATGAAAACAAACTCCTGAGTAGGAGGGTCTATCCAAAAGAACCCTAGCCCTACCTGTATAGCGTCTGATAAAAAGAAGTTAGGTATTACATCTGTTGATAACACACTTGGTATTCTGCCTGTTGTTTCGCTGCTAAGCGCGTTCATGCTTGTTCCAAAGCCCTCGGCAACCTTTTCTATTACCTCATAAGGAGAAGCGTAGCCATCTGGGAAGTCTGTAGTTGTGTCAAATTCAGCTAGTCGAGTAGTAACTACTTTGTTAAAGCTATCCAAAGCGGCAATGCTGATTAGGTTTAGCCCGTCAACTGTGTAAGAAACATCTACTGTGTTGATAAAGCCCGAAAAGATAACCTCGTCGAGTTCTGCTCTGTTTAGTCTTACCCTGACCGGAGTGCCGGGTCTAATAGTTCTGTTGTTTGTCGGGTCGTAGGTGTAGCTCTGTAAGGCGATTGCAGCAGTAGAAGGTTGCGCTTGGAAGTAGGTCATGTTTTCTACTGTGCCGCCTAGCTCGGTCTTCACGTTTGCAACATCACAATTTAAGTTCTGCCAGTCAAAAGCATAAGCGCCTTCTGCTAAAACATCTGCGCCGCCTATTTCAGAAACGCCGATAATAAACCACCCTGCTCCGGCTAAGACGTTAGTGCCGCCTAAGTCAGAAACTCCTATAATAAATAGGTTTGCAGCGTTATCGGGTATGTAAAACTCGACCTTTAGGTCTTCTGCTATGTCAAAATCGGCTAGGAGTGTCATCTTATGATTACGTCGCTACCCTGATCTCTTAGCGCCCTGTTCATTTCGTGAAGTAGTTGCTTGCCATCTGTTGCCGCTGTGTTTATCTGAATGCTGATTGCGTTGCCAAACTGATCAAAGCGACCCCTGCCGCCCTGTGAGATGCTGCCCTGCCTAGCGGACTCTCCGCCGCCTGCTTGCATGTCTGGGGCAAATTTGATTTGATCCGCTGCTTGAGTTGCCTTATTGCGAGCGCCTAGGAGCTGCTGAATGCCTGCAAGCTTCTGCCCGGAATTGCTGTTGTATCGAGAGTCTGGCCCACCAAGTAGTAGGTCTAGCCCCTCAAAAGTTTCTTGAGCAAAGACGCTTAGGAATGTGAGCGCCTTAATTGCCTGGACTACTCCATCACCTAACCAGTTGAAAATCTGATCTGAAGTTACTTTGCCTGAGGCTATGTTGAATGTCGAAGCGAATACATCTATCGCATCACCGATAGCTTTCATTTGAGTTTGTGCTTCGCCTGCCGGGTCAATAATAGAAGCCCAGAAGTCTTGCACTGCCGGGATAACTGTCTCTAGAATAAACCCTTGAAAGTCCTGCATTATAGGCATGAACTTTTCGCCAATTTCTGCGCGTGTGTCCTCTATTTTTTTTGTTAGTATTCTCTGCTGGTTGGCTAGCCCGTCTGAGGTGTTTGCAAAATCTCCAGTTACTGCTGAGGTCTCTGCCATTAGCAAGCTGTAACGCGCTGTAACCTTTTCAGCCTCGGTCATTTCCCGAGTGCCGTCTGTGATTCCCTTTTCTAAGGCGTGAGCCTGTACCGCTGTTGCGCTTAGGTTTATTCCAAACTGGTTTAGCGGTTCTGATTGCCCTGCTAGTCCTGACTGGAATTTGCCTAACGCATCTGCTACATCTAGATTATAAACGGAAGCAAAATCCGCGCCCCTCCTAGAAATCTCATCTACTATGTCTACAACATCGCCGCCATCACCTGCAATAGTTTTAGCAAAGGAAGAAAACTGAACGCTAATTCCAAACAACTCTGTTTTGGAAAGCCCTAGCCCTTGAGCAGCATTTTCACCTAGTGCTAAAATTCCTTCTGCCGCTTGTCCAAAAGTTACGTTTACCGCGTTAGTTGCTTCTGAGAGATCGCTTGCTGCGTCTATGGCTTTTTTGATTTGGCTAACTGCCAAGACACCGATACCGATACCAACGGCGGCAGTAACTTTAGCTATGTTTGCGCCTACTTTTGCGAACTTTTTGCCTAGGTCTGCGAAGCTGTCATTAGCGCCCTTAGTAGCCTTAGAGAGATTTTTGTACTCTCCCAGTATCTCTACATTTAGCACTAAGCTCATTTGCTTCTTCTCCTATGTACCTCAGTTGCAAAGGCTGAGTATTCTGTCCCTGTAAGCTTTCTATACTCACTAGGGCTAACACCTGTAGCTATGACGAA